CAGGCCCGTCAAACTTTCTCGGCGCTGACAACCGCCTCCCCCATCAAAGAACAACACGACTTGGTTGCCAAGATCGAGACCCCTGCGGCTGTGCGCCACCTTGTGGGGATGTTGACCGCCTACGACTGGGAATTTGTGCATCAGGCCAAGGAGCTGCGTGGGTACGCAGTGGCCAAGTTGCTCGAAGAATGCGAAAGCCCCAACGCCAATATCCGGCTCAAAGCCCTTGGGTTGCTGGGTAAGGTCACGGAAGTGGGCCTCTTCACGGAAAAGATCGAGGTCAAGAAGACCGACATGACCGAAGAAGAGATCGACCAGCGCCTGAAAGAGAAGCTGGCCAAGTTCATGGACGTCTCCGACGCCGATGTCACAGACCTCGTTGAAATCACCGAAGTCAAACCCGAACAAACCGATGACGACGAACCCGCCACTGACGCCTGAGCAAGCTGCGGTTCTGTTTAAGAACCTTGGCAAGCTGTCTCCCGCTGAAAAGCTGGAGGCGCTGGAGCTTTTGGACAAGGCGCAGGAGCACAAGCAGAAAAACTTGGCCCGAACGGACATGATCGAGTTCGCCAAGAGCGTGTATCCGGGGTTCAAGATCGGGCCGCACCACAGAAAGCTGGCCAAAATCTTCTCAGAAGTGATCGCCGGGACCAAAAAGCGGGTCATCATCAACATCGCGCCGCGTATGGGTAAGTCTGAGTTCAGCTCTTATCTGTTCCCGGCGTTTTTCTTGGGCAACTTCCCCCAGAAGAAGATCATCATGGGCACGCACACGGCAGGTCTGTCAGAAGACTTTGGCCGACGCGTGCGAAATTTACTGGCTGACGAGGACTACCATGCGCTTTTCCCCCAAACTCTGGTGGCAGACGACCAAAAGGCGGCTGGCAAATGGAGTACCAGCGCTGGCGGTCAGTATTACGCGGCTGGTGTTGGCGGAGCTCTGGCTGGCCGTGGTGCTGACCTCTTTGTTATTGACGATCCACATTCTGAACAGGACGTAAAGGCCAACTCAAGGCTGGCTTTCGACACTGCGTGGTCTTGGTTCCAGACGGGCCCGCTGCAGCGACTGATGCCGGGCGGGGCGATCATCATTGTGATGACGCGCTGGGGCAAGCTCGACCTGACCGGGCGCTTGATCGACTACCAAGCCAAGAACCCCGACGCTGAGCCGTGGGAAATTGTTGAGCTTCCGGCCATCTTGCACGAAGATACGGAGAATGAAAAAAGCCTTTGGCCAGAGCAGTGGCCGCTGGCTACGCTGAAAGCTACCAAGGCCAGCATTGACCCCCAGTACTGGAACGCCCAGTACATGCAGCAGCCCACCAGCAACAGCGCGGCGATCATCTCGCGCAAGTCTTGGCGCATCTGGGAGAGCGAAGACCCGCCGCGCTGCGACTACGTGATCCAGTCTTGGGATACGGCGTTTGAAGCGAAGAACTCCGCTGACTATTCTGCGTGCACAACGTGGGGCGTGTTCTACAACGAGGAAGAGGGCGACAAGGCGCAGGTGATCCTGCTCGATGCGTTCAAAGACCGGATGGCGTTCCCCGAGCTCAAGGCCATTGCGCTCAAACACTACAAAGAGTGGGAGCCAGACGCGTTCATTGTTGAAAAGAAAGCCGCTGGGGCGCCGCTGATCCAAGAGCTCCGGGCGATCGGTATCGCGGTGGAAGAGTTCAGCCCCAGCAGGGGTAACGATAAAATTGTGCGCCTGAACGCTGTGGCGGACCTTTTTGCCTCTGGCGTGGTCTGGGCTCCAGACACGCGTTGGGCACGCGAGGTGATCGAGGAAGTTGCATCCTTTCCCAACGGAGAGAACGACGACTACGTTGACACCACCTCACAAGCACTGTTACGCTTCCGAAAGGGCGGGTTTATCCCCCTTGACTCGGACGAGCGCGAAGACCGGACATTCATGCGCCGCAGGGCGGCGTACTACTAGGAACACACATGGCGACCAACATTGACAAAGCACTCTTTCAGCAACCCGCTGGCCTTGAAGAACTGGCCGGAAGCGAAGAGCCGATCGAAATTGAGATCGTTGATCCTGAAGCGGTGCACATTGACTTGGGCGACGTGGAGATTGACATCGAGAAAGCCGAGCCCAGCATCGACGACTTTGATGCCAACTTGGCCGAGTACCTCCCCGAAGCTACCCTGACGGCACTGGTCAGCGAGCTGGACAGCGATGTGGACAACGACCGCAACTCCCGCAAAGAGTGGGAGAAGGCGTACGTCATGGGCCTGAAACTGCTGGGCCTGCAGATTGAGGAGCGCACCGAGCCTTGGGATGGCGCCTCTGGCGTGTTCCACCCGATGATTACTGAAGCGGTTGTGCGGTTCCAGTCCGAGACCATCACGGAGACTTTCCCGGCCCAAGGCCCTGTGCGCACAAAAATTGTGGGCAAGGAAACGCCTGAGAAGAAAGAAGCTGCCCAGCGCGTGCAAGAGGATATGAACTTCCAGCTGACCGAGGTCATGCAGGAGTTCCGCCCTGAGCATGAGCGCATGCTGTGGTCGCTGCCAGCCACGGGCTCGGCGTTCAAAAAGGTGTACTTCGACCCGAACATTGGCCGTCAGGTGTCTGTGTTTATTCCTGCCGAAGACATCTTGCTGCCCTACGGTACCTCGGACATCCAGACTTGCTACCGCGTCACGCACGTCATGCGCAAGACCGAGAACGAGATCAAGAAGCTACAGCAAGCAGGCTTTTACCGTGACGTGGACATCGGCTCGCCTGACAAACACATCGACGAGATCAACAAGGCCAAGGACAAAGAGACTGGCTTTGCTGACCTGAACGACGACCGCTTCACGCTGTATGAGTCCCATGTGGACTTGATCGTCAAGGGCGATCCACGGGCGGCTGCTGACGAAGAGGGCGAAGAAGTCAAGATTGCGCTGCCATACGTGATGACTTACATCCGTGGCACAAACACCGTGCTGGCCCTGCGCCGCAACTGGGAAGAGGACGACGACCTTCACCTGAAGCGTCAGCACTTCGTGCACTACCAGTACATCCCCGGCTTTGGCGCTTATGGCTTTGGTTTGTTCCACCTGATCGGCGGCTTTGCCAACTCGGCTACCAGCTTGATGCGTCAGCTGATTGACGCAGGTACATTGAGCAACCTGCCCGGTGGTTTGAAGTCCCGTGGTCTGCGGATCAAGGGCGACGACACTCCGATCGCTCCGGGCGAGTGGCGTGATGTGGATGTGGGCTCTGGCGTCATCCGCGACAACATCCTGCCTCTGCCGTACAAAGACCCATCGGCCACGCTGTACAACCTGCTGAACACCGTGGTGGAAGAGGGTCGCCGCTTTGCCGCGACTGCTGACATGAAGATCAGCGACATGGGTGCGAATGCGCCTGTGGGGTCGACTCTGGCCTTGCTTGAGCGCCAGCTCAAAGTGATGACGGCTGTTCAGGCTCGGGTGCACTTCACATTGAAGCAAGAACTCCAGCTGCTGGCCGCGATTATCCGCGACTACACAGACGACGAGTACACCTACGAGCCCGATGGCGAAGAAGGTCCCCGCGCCAAGAAGAGCGACTACCGCCATGTGGACATCATGCCCGTGAGCGACCCCAATGCGGCCACTCTGTCCCAACGCGTGGTGCAGTACCAAGCTGTTATCCAGCTGGCGCAGTCGGCTCCTGACATTTACGACCTGCCCAAGTTGCACCGGGGCATGTTGGAGGTGCTTGGCATCAAGCACGCTGACAAGCTCGTGCCTCTGGAAGAAGACCAAAAGCCGACCGACCCTGTGTCGGAAAACATGAATGTGCTTAAGGGTAAACCCTTAAAAGCGTTTCAGTATCAGGACCATCAGGCTCACATCCAAGTACACATGTCGGCCATGCAAGACCCCATCGTGATGGAGTTGATTGGCCAAAACCCACGGGCTCCTCAGATTCAAGCAGCCATGATGGCCCACATCGCTGAGCACGTTGGCTTTGGTTATCGCCAGAAAATCGAGCAGCAGCTGGGCATGCCGTTGCCTCCAGAAGGCGAAGAGCTGCCGCCACAGATTGAGATTGCCTTGTCGGGCATGATGGCTCAAGCCGCGCAGCAGGTTCTCCAGCAGAACCAAGCTCAAGCCGCTCAGCAGCAGGCGCAGCAACAAGCCCAAGACCCTGTGATCCAGATGCAGCAGCAAGAGTTGCAGCTGCGGGCGCAGGAAGTGGCCATCAAGGAGCAAAAAGTTCAGGCGGAAACAGCGAGCAAGCAAGAAGAGCTGGCGCTGCGGAAGCAGGAA